TAGTTTCGGTTTTAGTCTCAATTTGATAACGATAATTGCCGGTTCTCCAAAGTGTTACTTTAGTATTACCGATTTGTTGACTTTCAAGGTATTGAATTTGTGACATATCTTTCCTTTCAATCAAAGCCTGTATTATACGCCCAAAAATGTTTTTTGTCAATACTAAGCTAGTTTCCAATTGTTAATACTATAGTATTCAAATCCGTCACGATTGCGACGGTGATAGTTACCCTGAATTTTTAATACTTTTTCATTATTGTACAAAGTATCCCACAAGTGTTGTAGTTGGTTCTTTTCTTCTAAGTGGATAACTACACCTGCGTTGAATTCTGTATCTTTGAACCAATACTCAAAATACTTGCTTCGTTTTGTTTTTCTTTCTAAGCGTTTGATTGGGATCAGTTCCTCTGTGATTTTTAATATACCAGGTTTTCCATTTTTATCCATGTCTGCGAAATTTTGATTTAGTGACACTTCTTGTTTTACAGTATCTAATTCAACATCATACTCATAGAAGTAGGGTAACCACCATGCAATACCAATCATGTTTTCTTTGAAAGTAAGCATATCGCTATGGATAAGTTTGTTCATATCTTCACGGAACGGGCTTAAATTACCATTACCCTTAAGTTTCCACATCATTACATTTTTACTGTAATAATCTTTTATGGTATCAGCCAGTGCTCTATCTTCGGGAGTGATTTTAGAAAACAACTCACGGTCTGTGATTTTATAGAAGGCACGGCTGTCACGCAATAATCGGCGTGCTGCCACACTCAATGCCAATATACTTTCGCTAGATTCATACACCTCATATTTTTTCAATAAATCATGTGTCTTATTGAATTCAAACATAGGTGATCCTGCAATACTATGAAGATTGCCCGATGTAATTGGTTGCAATGAAATTGTATTAAGTTGTGATGTTGTTAACATGCTATTTCTTCCTGTAGTTTGCAAAAAGCCCTTGCCTTTATATTGAAAATTCGACATACAGTATAATAACAAAACCTCGTACTGTTGTCAATACGAGGTTTACCTTAAATCGAAATATCTTCCATTCCACTTGTCCGTAATCGGACTATGTGACCCATTTGCCATTGTTTAGCATCGAGTCCTTTCATTACACCTAACCATTTGTTTCGCATCAATGCTACTTCGTTGATTAGGGTTTCGTAATCAATAACTTCTTGCTCACCGTCAACATACTTTTCGGCATCACGACTTGTCAATGCCCGATTGTATGCCTCAAGATACTTTTGGAAATGTTTCCTACGAATCTTACGCAATTGAATATTAAGATGATTAAGTACTGCTTCAATAACTTGTAGTTGATTGAAACGATATTCAGTAACACCAGGCAGTGCGGCAATGTTCTTTTCTAAATTGCCGTACACTTTTACATCATTTCTAGCTGAGGCTAACTCAGTTTCATAGTGTGATATAAAATCTGGTAATACTGTAATGTCATTACTAACTCTTGTTAACCAGTTTGACATTTAATCCCATTCTTCTTCGTCTTGGTCTTCGTCATATTCTTCGTATTCTTCTTCTTGGAAATGTTCGTCAGCATAATCTTTCAATGCCTTAGTAATGTCTTTATCTCTAAAGGCATCTTTGATATCATCAACTTCATAATTGTTTTCAATCAAATATGTTACTAAAGTGTCTGCCGCTTCACGGCGGTCATTCAAATCAATATGCTCACGCAATACTTCCCAAACTTCTGATACGGTGTCTAAACTCATTCTACTGATTCCTCCAATGTTTCATCAGTAGTACTTATCTCAGACTTAGAATTTCTTAATGGAAAATCTTTCATAACAGTGTCTAGGCAACCATCAGTATTTGCTTCCCATGCTTTGCGAAATTTCTTAATGACTTCACCATCAACTGTAGTGTATACCAAACTGTTACCTTCTTTCTTTAACAATTCAGCCTTTTCAATCATATCCACTAGACCAGAATATGGACTCATACCTGTCTTATATGGAATCTTAACTTGCACACCTTCGAATGGTTTAGCATAACGAGTTTTCATAATCTTGCAACCAGCACGAATACCGTTTACTTCTGATACCTTGTTACCATCTTCATCTTCTTTGAGTTTTAGTTTCTTCATAGCAACAACAATACTTGACGCATAGATGAAGCCTTGACCACCTGAGATTTTATCATCAGGGTCAAACATATCTTGTGATGCGTATGTGTGATTAGTTGCTACTAATCCAATGTTCAAACTACCAAACATGTTTACACAGTTGCGAACAAGTGCGGTAAGTGCTTTAGGTTTACGACCCATGTCACCTTTCATATCACCTGCTTCAAACTGATTAACATCAGTTGGCGTCAATAACATACCAAGTGAGTCCAATACAAATAGAACTTTTGGTCTGTCTTCTTGTGGCAGATTTTTATAATCTTTTACGAATGTTGAAATAGTTTTACCTACATCATCAATCATTGCCATATTTAATTTTAATAATTTTGATTCATCAGTATCAACACCGAGATTATGCAACCAATCTTCGTCCAAAGCGTTTTCCGAGTCGATAAGGACAACGAATATCCCTTGTTCTTGTGCGTGTTTGACAAGGTTACCTGAACATATGTAACTCTTGCCCGCGCCGCTTTCTCCAGCAAAGACAGTAACTTTACCAAGAGGAACACCCTTATTAAAGTCACCACTAATAAGATAGTTAAGTGCGTAATTTCCTGTACTGATCCAATCAGTAGGGTCATTGAATCCAATACTTAATCCTTCAATACTTTTAGTAATCTCCTTGCGGAATTTACTAACATCAAATGGTTTTCCCAATTTTATCTCCAATACTTTCTTTATCTAATAATTCAGGGCATTTCTGTGCCATTTGCTCAATCTCGTAGTCTTGAGGGAAATGACGCAATGCTCCTCTTGCTCGGTCACGAACTATACTCGGGACCCTAGGTGTTTTGCCAGGGTCACATAGTTCTTCCAAGAGTTTTTTACCTGCCTTAAGGGCGCGGTATCTTTCGTCTGGTAGTGTCATAATGTGCTCCTTAATGGGGCCGAAGCCCCACTCACCTATTAGGCTTTACCCTGACGAGCACGAATCATTGCTAAAATGTCTTGTGCTTTATCGCTTGATGTTGCTTTTGGAACTTCTACTGGAGAAGTTGTAGTTGCTGGTGCTTCTTCCCAAGGCTCTTGCTCTGCTACGGGTGCTGTTGCGGGTGCGCTAGTAGCGACGGTACTAGACGCTGATGTTGCTGCCGCTGTTGCTCCTGCAGGTGCATCGATACCGAATGGACGATAGTATTGACCCCAACGATCCACATCATATGGTTGACCATCAACACTTGCCTCAAACATTTCCTTGATGATACGCAACTCTGCTTCACCAGGACGCTTTGGCAAGAAATCAACTAAGTCATAAAGACCATGTGCTTCAATCGCTTCTGCTTCTGCTTCTGTTAATGCACTTTCTTTACGGGCCCAATTGCTGGTTGAATAATCAGCATAGCCACCTTTACTTGTTTTCTTAATGTTGAAGTCAAGACCACGCATATAGTCTGTTGGCAATTCTTCCATTTCAGGATCCATCAAACTTGATTTGATGATTGTGAAAATCTGTGGACTAATTACAAATCTACGAATTGGATTGGCTGGTTGTTTATCATCACCTAGTGGGTTTTGACGAACAAAACCTTGGAATAGATAACTACGCTTCTTCCAATACTTGTTTGCCATTTCTTTCAAACTTTCGTCTTTATACCAAGGACGAACTTCTGCCAAGATTGGGCAAGTTTCTTTCGCATCATACATTTCAATACATGGAACTTGTACAATAACTTGCTTCATGTTCGAATCACCTTTTACACCATTGAATGGCAATTTGATGATTTGACGCTCTACCCAAAAGAATGTGTTGTTGCTGTTCGCATCTGGTAGGAAACGCACGGTAGCTGTTGTACCTTCGTCCATATTCCAGTGGGGATAGATTGAATTATCTGATTGCTGACGCTCTGCGCCTGTTGATTTGTTTTCTTGTGCCGCGATACGGGCACGAATTTCTGCTAATGATGCCATAATATTTTTCCTTATAAATTGAGATGGTCTCTGTTTAATATTCGCCACTCCCTATGAGTGACTAACACAAGTGATAGTTTAGCAACACTTTCTGCTTATGTCAATAGTATTTATCCCATATATGGGAGAAAAGAAAAATACTTTATTGCGTTTTCACCAAATATATTACTTATTTGTTGAGTCCGGATAATTTACGAATTCGTTCTATAGCAGGATCCACACTACCTTCACCTACTAATTTACCACGCAAACCTTTTTGTGATTGTGGCTTGTTACCTAAAATTCTTCCAGTAGTTACAGTCTCATCATCAAAGTAATCACCTGGCTTACCTGCAGGTCCTGCTTCCTTTACTGGCTCATCTTTAAGTTTGACACTGTTTAATCTCGCTGCCAAATCTTTTATATCTGTCGGTTTTTTCTTCTCTTGCTCTTTAGCCTTCTGTCCAACACGAGCAACCATAGCCTGATATTCAGGACCATAATCAGCTTCTTCATCTGCTTCTTGTACTGCAGGTTGCTGACCAAGTTTTTGTGTTAGCTTTGATAATACGGATTTGTATTCTGGATTGTTCTGCTTACTCATCCAATCAACAACTGCCGATCTTGCATCAGCATCAGGATCATTTTTTGCTTTTCTAGCTAATTCACTATACAACTCATCACTTTGTAAAATGTTAGATAGTTGATTCTTAACATTAATTGCATCAGCACCAAATGGTAATTCGTCTTGACCTAAAATATCAACTAAATCATCTAGTTGTGCAGGTGTTCTTGGAGTTAATGATCCTTCAATAACTTTATTAGCCCATGATTCAAAAGCATCAACTTCATCTAATTTAGTCTCTACAATATTTTTGTTCAACTTACTTAAGATTGGCATAGCACTTTCAATTCTAGGGTCTAATGAACTAGACATAAACATACTAGATAAATCTTCGTTAACTTCATCTTCCATTAAAGGAGGATTCCAAGATTCAAAATATGTATTGTATCCTTTTTTACCAATCATCTTGTGTAATGTTTCACGCAATTTTAAATAATGATTTACACCTTCAGTTACTAACTTCTCGGTTGCTTCATTAAATTGACCATTACGAGTAGCACGGACGAACCCTGCCATCTTTGTGTATTCTTCTACTAGGCTATTAATGTGATTCCATCTATCATCATGTGGCTTACCACCTTCAGCAATATGTCTAGCATATAGTTTTGCTACACCTGGCTTAGTTGTAGGTGCAAGAATTCTCTCACCATCTGCATTTTCAATAAAGATTTTTGCAACATTGCGGAATCTTTGTTCACCTTCTTGCATATCTCTAGTATGTTGAATTCTAACTTTAACTGCAGGGATACTGTCGTTATAGCTAGTTTTCTTATTCAATGCGTGATAGCTTTCGTCTAATTTCTTATTATGCTCTCTTTTCGCCATATCACCCTCTAAATCATCCTGGTCACTCAACTCAAAACTTAATTGATGTTGATGTGCAAAATTCTTCAATTTCAATAATAATTGTGTCCATGATAAGTCATCATTTGCGCTAACATTTGGGCTGTCTTCTACTGAATCACCATAGTACACTACTAACTTGTGTAAACCGTCAATAGAAACTGTTACGGTTCCGTAATCTTCCCCATCCATAACAAAGTGAAACTGAAATACTTCTGCTTCTTCAGGGATAGGTACTACTTTTCCAGAAGTGTCACGCATAGTAGGTCTATAACGCTTTAACTGTCTAGCTAGGTCTACATTTAATGAATCTTGATTTTTTGGCATATTATTATTCTCAATATTATATTTATCTATCTTTAGCCCACAATAGCATAGAATGGTAGTGGTAAAACTATATCTTCATGGTCACGAATTTGCTCACCCAAATCAAAGTGGAAATCCCCCAATTCTTGGATCATCCGTGTAGATAACAGAGTTGCGGCTACTAAATCGTCTGTTTCCCCTATTTTTGCGGCGAAACTATCCTTACTAGCTATGTAATTCTTCAATTCTGAAATCAAACTATGACTGTGAATCTTCATTCTTTTAGATTCCAACAAGTGCTTGAATTTCGTACAAGCTGCCATCTTAGTTTTGTGTGTTGTGTTAAAGCCTTTACGCTTTTTACCGGGTTCAGAAAGGAAGATTCCGGATATATTGGCTTCCCCGTATTCTGCTAATGAGATCAATGCACCCTCGCCCACACTATTATTTTCTACAGAATAATAAATGTTGTTTGGTTGATTAGTACATTCACTAATATACTTGCAAATGTTGGCCATCAACTTAATTTGTTCTGGAATAGGAGTCTTGTTATGTTTCCATTCAGCTATCTGCTCAGTCGAGTTTGCGTCAAATATCTGTATACCTGCATAATCACCTCCTGTACCTACAGCAGGATCTAATGCTACTGTATAGATTTTGTCTTTCTCAGGTTGTTTATACCAACGAACTTGACCTTGTCTGAATATAGGTTCTGAACCTTCTAAATCAATTAATGTTGTAGGTGCTATCAATGTCTCGTCAGCAATAATGAATTCACAACCAATCTCTCGGCGGAATCTATCTTCACCTAGCTGTGCTTTCATTTGTTCAGCCCATTGTTCATCACGCTCTGGGTGTTCTTGCCAATAAGCACGGTATGCTCTAAAGCCATTAACACCCAGTTCAGTTTTGTTTCCAAATTCATCTTCACATTTATTAGCACCTTTCCAAATCAAAGCGAATTGGTCTTCGTCTGAGTTTGGTGTACTTGTGATAATCGCTTTACCACCAGTTGCTAATGTAGGAGTAATAGATGTCCAGAACTCTGTCGCAATAGTAGGTCTAACGAACGCAAATTCGTCAAGATATAGTAGTGTGATAGACATACCACGACCAGTATTTTCAGTAGTTGTTGCTGAAACGATACGACTACCGTTCTCAAAGTCTAGTGAACCTTTGTTATATGTTGTGACACCTGCTTTGATATGATCGGGGCAGTTCTCGTATGCATAGCGTATTCGTTGCATAATTTCTTGTGCGCCAGTATATTTGTGTGCGGCGATAAGAATTGTTGCGTCAGGCACAAACATAGCGTACCACAATAAGTAACCAGCAGCCGATGTTGATTTACCTGTTTGTCGAGGCATCAATGAGATACTGTAACGATATTTGTGATATGTTTCGATTAAGCGTTTTTGATATTCCCAAGGATGATATACCATTGACCCTTTTGTAGGGTGTTGAATGTAGAAAAAGTTATCCATGAAGTATAGATAACCTGTATCCGGGTCACAGCACTTGATAAAGTCATCAAGTTCTTTTTGGGTTTTGTACTTCGTCTTTACATACGGAGTTTTTACTAAGGTAGGTGTTCCACTCATACCAATATTTATACACAGTTAAGTAGTCTCTTCCCAATTAACTGCACCGTATGTATTGACATTATTACCAGAGGTAAGCAAACAAATAGTCAATTCATTTCTTACTCCAGTGAATGTATTTCTTTCCAATTGGAAAGTGAATGGTTCTTGTAAATCAGCTAAACCAGCGAATTGGTTACTGCCTATGATTTGCCTCCATTCACCAATTCTTCCATTTGTAATTGAGGTTGCTGTTAAGTTGTATTCTACTGAACTGTTAGTTCCTGCGCTTATCCATGTTCCACCACTAGTGATTCCACCGATTCTTAGTTCCAAAGTAAAGTTATTATTACCTGACAATCCTATACTATATCCTTTGGGTAAAACAATTGCACCCATTCTATCAGATTTTAATCGCATCGAAAATATAGGATACAATGTGTTGGGGTTTGATAGGACATAGGGAGCATTTAATGGATGGCCTACACTTGTAGGAACTCCATTCAACACATAACCGCCTTCACTGATTACGGTTGTACAAATTTGTTTATATGTACTTGAACTAGCTGTCTCCCCTGTATTTTCTATTTCTATTCTTATTGGCAAACATGCAGTAGTCATATAGGTATCTGAAATTCTATTAGCATGGTGAAATATATGTGCTAGTACATATTGACCATCAATAACAAATCCGCATCGAACACTTCCTACACCTAACCATTCAATATCAAAGAAAAGAATTTGCGCTTTAGTAATATCCAATGTTCTAGTAGAAACACCTGAGCCGTCTAATGGATCAATATTCCAGTTTACTTGATCGACTGATTCATATGTAACTTCTCCGGTAACATATGAACGAATTCTAAATCTTAAAGTTGTCCCGTCTTGCTCTAAAAACACACCGTTTTGTGTATCAAAATAACCAACTCTTTGTCTAAGATTTGTTTTACCCAGGGCCATTACAAATGTTGTCATTATTTGTAAACTTTTACCTGGTTGATACGAGAATACTCTACTAGTTTCTCTATAAACTAAATCCCCACTAGCTGTTCCCACTGTACATAAAACTTCTGCGGCATTAGCGTCCGGTGTTGCTGATGCTGTACCGGATGTGTATGTATTAATTTTGTCATTATCATTATATCTATAAAAGTTATCATATAAAGTTAATGGGTTACTTACTCGCAATCTACCAAATGCATCACTTGCTGCCGAACTTGCACCAGATGTTGTACGGATGACAGGTTGACCTTGGTCATTATACTGCATTGCTTTTGCAAGATTTAATAAATTTGTTTCTTGCGGATGAATGTAGTTTGTAGAGTTTAACCTTTGGTCTTTTTTACCTGAATGGTGATCTGCTGTATATAGTTGATCGGTATCTGACATATTATGCTACCCAGGGTCTACCTTGAATTAGACCACCTGGATTAGGATTATCTACTACTACATTTCCTTGATACTGTGTTGGCAATTCGTCAATATCATAGTAAGGATATGGATTAGATAATGCTAATCTTTCTAATTGCGCTAACTCTAATTTAGCTACTTGTCTATCTTCTAATGTTGTCAATCTTGCTATCTTGTTAGCTGTTCTTAATCTAGAACCATTAACAATTCCTGCGGCAGCTAATGTACTTGTGCCTGAAACTAATTGATTGTTGAATACAATAGAGAACCAAGAGGTGCTAACACCGGTAGCTGTTTGTATAGCAGTTTTTAATTGGTTAATTGTCTGCCCGTTGTCAATGGTATATGAATCATATTTGGCAGCATTCAATAAACTTTGAACTGTGATAGTAATGTTAGCCATTATTTCATTCCAAAAAACATAGGAAAGGTAGCTGTCTTAACTTGTTCTGGCCTAGCAGGACCATTAACATCATTTCCCATTCTGTCAATAATCTCCAATGATGTATAAATTTCGTTAGGGCTATTAGCGATTTCTGGCTTAGGATCTTCTACGGAACAAGACATTTCATCCTCATAGTCATTTGCTTGAGGTTGAGCTTCGGCTCCGTCAATAATGTCCGCTAAACCGCGTAATAATTCAGATACTTTCATATACTTATTTATCGTAGGGCTTCTCTCCAGTAAGATGCGGTTTAGCGAACCACAACTTAAACCATTCAGGTGACCCCGGTTGAATGTTCTTTTGGCGCTGTATCGCCCCTAGATTAGTACTGTGTGTACTCATTTCTTGACCCATACTAGTCTCTCCGATACCTGCAAGACGCTTAATGTCAGATAAGCTATCTTCTTTCTCCGGTATGGAAACGGACTTGAGTTTATCAAATCCGTTCATTAGTTTTGCTTGCTGAAATGGATCAAACATTAAGTATTTATTGCTTTACTTAACATCGATTGGTCGAGTTTTTGTAGCAACAATACAGAAATATTTTTCTTTATATACATTATCTTCTTTGTCAGGTAAAGGATATGTCAAATCAAAATCAACAGTGTTAAACACATCAATCTCAAATCCAGTGCGTGACAATAATGCCTTTAATTGATTAGATCCCATAATGCTATAGTTATTTTGATGGAACTCATGTCCTCGTTGACAGTCAGGGGAAGGTGTCTCAATATAAATCTTTCCCTTCAACTTCAATAAACGGTTATATTCCATTAAAGTGAAGATTGGGTATGGGCTACGCTCAATCGCATGACGCATGAAAATGAAATCTACGCTTTCATCCACATATCCATCTTTTTGTGGCAAGAATGTAAAGTCATACTCTTTTACATTGTGTCCTTTATCTCTACAAACCTTAGCATGTTTATCTGAAATAGTTATACCTGTTAAATTGGTATAACCTCTATTTCTCATCAAGTCTAGGAAATAGCCATGTCCACAACCCATATCAAGTATATTAGCTTGTTTGGGTAAATTTAAGTTATCGATATAACTTCTTACAAACTGATCGGTCAACTTTTGGTGAAAAACTGCTTCAGGTTCGTCATTTAAACAAGAAGTGTATATCCATTCGTTGTAGAATTTGAGTTTTACGAGGTCTAGGGTTTTATTAATATCAATCATGTTTCTACTTATTCATAGAAACAATGCGTTAAAAATTATTTAAACCCTTTAAATCCCTGCACTGGACTCGCTTTGTTAGTGCTGTCTAACTCTTTGCTTTTGTTGTCGCCGTGATTCAAATCTTTGGCATCTGTACCCACAGCCTTATATGCTTGCTTGAGCATTTTAGCTTCTACTTCGGTATATGGGTGAGCAGTGTTATAGCGACCGCTATATGTTTCAGCATCAACTTTTAATGGTGTTGTACCATCGGCACCTGCTGTAGCCATCATAACACGATTTAATTCATAGGTACGGTCATAGCCACCTGGATCACGGAACTTTTGTAATCCGGTAGTAGATTGGCTTTGTCTTTTAGTCGGCTTAGCAATTTTTCTTGCTTCGCTTAAAAATTCATGTGCTCTCATATTATGTCTCAATCTGATATGATACTGTATGCGTCATTGTAGTATTTAACAATGGAGAAACCATGATTCTAATATTACCGAACGCAACATCAGCATTGTAAGTCGTTACTGGAACACCTATAAACACAGTTCCAAATGCGCTATATGAGGCTGCTGTATTATTAGTACGCTTAGTTACTACTAATGTAACTGTTTGACTGTTGGTTGATGCAAATTCTCTTGTTGTGATTTGAAAGCGTCCTGTATTAAATCCTACAACTGGAGCTTCGTAGATTACTTGATTCACATTATTGTTTGTAGTAGTGACAGAGAATGCGTCTAGTTTTTGACCTGATATGTTTAATGAGCCGCCTATTGTAACATTTCCGTCAGCGTTAACATCCTGTACCGTAATGCTTGCATTTACGCTAGGGAATACAGTTATAGGGAAACTGATAGTGTTTCCATCTTCAACTATACTAACATTACCTAGTCTCATCGAGTCTTGGTCTAGGAATAATTTAGCAATTTTTCGTGTAGAACTACCGATTTCGACATTAGCATTAGCTGTAGGGACAAAATCACTACCAATATTGACGATGTTGTTTGCACTATCGTATACTAGATTTGCAGTACCTAATGGATATCCTGCATTATTGAATTGGAATGACCCGTTGGGCCCAGACGGGGCTAATAATGCAACATTTGCAAAGTTTTGATTGATTTTATCAAAGGCAACTCTTAACGGGTCACCGGTGCCGTCATTGGGTAAATCGCCAATATCTACTACGTCGGTCATATTTCTTTATCCTACCTATAATGTATTTATCAAACGCCCGTTTTAAACATCCATCATAAATATACTGATATTTAAGGAGTTTTCATGTATAAAATTATATTCAGTATTTCAATGATGCTAGGGATTTCAACTGCTTTTGCTTGGGATCAGCGGCCACCATTGCCCGTACAGGCTTGTCAAGTTCACAGTCCTTATGGATTTGCACAAACACAGCGTCCTGCACAACCTATTTGCCGTGAGGGATACTTAGTAGCATATGATGCTCCAGCTAAGATTCCAGTCTATGTAGCATATACATTAGAGCCAAGCAAAGCATTAGGTTGCTTCCCACGCACAAACGCATTCGTAGCAGATGCTAGTATTAAAGGAGGTGCAAGACCCGATGACTATGCAGGTACAGGATATGACAAAGGTCATGCAGTACCAGACGGTGACTTATCTTGGTCACAACAAGTGGAGTACGAAAGTTTTTTAATGACAAACATGTATCCACAGCATGGCAGTCTAAACCGTGGAATCTGGAAGTTACTGGAAACTTCAGTTCGTGGTTGGGCAGTACAAACCAACCAAAGCTATACTATATACGTTGGAGCTATGTATGGCGCTTCTAATCCAACAATTGGCCAAGGTGTGGTTGTCCCACATGGTTACTATAAAATTGTAATTAACAATCAAACTAGCGCAGTTGCTGGTTGGGTATTTCCACATAATAAACCATATGGTAATTTAGGAAATGATTTGACTAAGTTCAGAGTATCTATCTCACAAATTCAGCAACAAGCAGGAGTGCAATTTGCGTTCCCTAAAAATGCTAAAGAGTTGAATCCTGGTCAAGAATGGCCAGTTAATTACGGTGAATTAACAAAAGCAAAACGTGCTAAGTGTGGTGCGTCAACTAGTGCAGATTAATATAATCTGAACCCAACAAAAAGCCCCTTTCGGGGCTTTTTTATTTCCAGAAAAATAAGATAGCTTTTAATCTATCAATGTACTTCTGCAAATACTTAGCTTGGATATCTTTTGCATATTGTGGTTGAGGGAAATTCCAACCAAAGAAAGCGCCAATTGCTACATAAAATAATGTTTCTATCATAGTATTCTCCTTATTTACCTATTTTGTCGTAGTTTGACTTATTGATTTGATACCATTCAATCCATGTATCGCTCTTAATAGCACATTCATAATAGGTTGAATAGTTGATAGTAATAGTCTTGCTAACATCACTTAATTTTGCCCCGTCTTGAAGTTTAGTAAGGTCGGGGCATTTCTCCATAGCACCAGACTTAACAGGTGCTTCAGGGAATTTAGGAATGACTGGTGGAGTTGTACAACCTGCACACATAACTAATACTGATAGCAGTAGTACAATAAACAATGAGGATGTAACTAATGGTTGTGTATCTTTCATTTTGTTTTCTCCGCGGCATCATTGTGTGCTTTAACAAACTCTTTAGGAATTACACAAGTATTGTCGTACTTAGTAATCTCTTTATTAATATATTTTGTGATGTACTCTTTTTTAACTTTAATCTTTTCTTTAACTTTGTCTGATTTTTCAGCGAGTTTGTCGTTTAGTTCTTTGTTCTGTTGTTCATATTCTTGTGCTTGCTTTTTAGCTTCTTCTACTCTAGCTTGCATGACATTGTAATCATACAACGCACCTTGCAGGAACAATGATGTTAAGAAAACGAATAATCCACCCCATTTCAACATGATAGCATATTGCTTAATGAAGGGGACTTTTGCTAGAAAAAGACCAGCCAATAGGGATAATAGACTAGCAAAGAATAGGGTGTGGTATAACCAATCGGGTGTAATTTCAAAGATGAACATACTATTATTTATTAAAGTATGTGGATCCTCTTAGCCAATCATAGTAAATTTGAAAACCTTCAGCTACATCAATTTTAGGATTGAAATCAAAATCTCGTCTAGCGGCGTCAATATTAAGCGCACCTCTGCTAGGGAAGTCTAAGTCTCGTTCTCCTACTTCAATTGTTCCTTGACCTACAACATTTACAGCTAGTTTCGCCGCATCAAGTAGTGTATGACTATGTGATTTAGTTATATTGTAGGTTTTGTTTTCTGTGTTGTCTGAGAGGGTAGCGGCAACAATTCCGTCGGCGGCATCGTCAACAAAGGTGAAGTCGAGGGTCTCTCCGGCACCGTTAACTCTAAGAGGATCGCCCCGCATAGCGCGGAGTATGAACTTGCTAATGACGCGGTCTTCCACGTCAAGTGGACCATATACAGCAGAGGGGCGTATAATAGTATGAACAAGATTAGTACGGCGAGTATAATCTTTGACAAGCCATTCACCTGCGAGTTTGAGGATTCCATATTGTCCTTGTGGTTTACAGTCATAATCTTCCTTTACATCATCTTTGAAGTCACCGTACACCATTGACGAACTAATGTAGATGAATTTACGCACTTCATATTTGTTACTAGCTTCCAGCAAGTTGAGCAACCCTTCGCTCATTGTACGACTACCCACTGCAGGGTTAGCATTTACTACTTTCTGTCTTGGGAAACTAGCCATATGAATTACAATCTCCGGCTGCTCTATTTCAAATACCTGATCTACCATAAAGGCATCAGAAATATTAGTTTCATATATATAACTTGAATCGCCGATGACTTTCATCCGTTCACTAATCAAGTAATTAATTTCTTCTTGCGGAATAATACCGTAATTAGTTTTTGTATCCATGATAGACACAATATGACCCTGGTCTTGTAGTCGTTTAACTACATTGTGACCTATCAGTCCTAATCCGCCTGTAACTAAAATGTTCATTCGAATTTCAACTTCCAATATGTTAATTGTTTTGGTGTGAAGTACGCTTTGATTTTATAATCATATCCATATGTTGATGGGTTAACAGAACGCAGCCACATTGGTTCAGGTGCGCTATTACTCATTACATATTTTCCCGCTTCTGTTTGTTGCCACTCATATATAGGCTGTGCTATAAACAAATCAGGATCTTCTACATCACCCATACGAATTGTATGAACTATATGTTCGATAGTTCTAGCGCCTTCCTCAGACGGCCATTGCAGCTTTGAGTTGTCCATGTGATTGATATCCATCTAACATAATATCTTCCATTGTAAAATCAAAGATGCTAGTCTTGTTATGATTCAACATCAATGTTGGTAATAGAAATTCTTCTCTAGCTAATTGCTCTTTCACTTTGTCGATGTGTGTTTCGTAAATATGAGTGTCACCCATTGAGATGATTAGCTCACCGACTTTATAACCACAATGTTTAGCGACCAAGTGAGTAAGCAAAGCATAACTTGCAATATTGAAAGGTAGTCCTAAGAATACATCAACACTACGCTGATACATATGACAACTTAGTTCTTTGTTTTTATTCACATAGAATTGTGACATAACATGACAAGGTGGCAATGCCATTTGATCTAGTTCACCTGCGTTCCACGCAT